ACCTTTGTCAGCGTGACCGCATCCCCCATCACGTAAGAAAAAATATCGATTTTTCAATAGGGGTGGTTTAGAAAAGAGGTGGAAAGATGGAAGAAAATAATAAAATACCAAAAGCACCTAGTTTTTTAAATAAAGAAGCTAAGGATAAATATTATAATATAGCGGAAATGTTAGTGGAAGAGGGAAAGTGGAAAAATGGTGATGATATAGCTTTGATTGCTTTATGCTCTAATTACCAACGTTGGGTGCAAGCTGAAAAAGCCATAAAAGCTAACAAAGATTTATGCTTTGAAACCGAAAGCGGATATAGGCAACAAATACCAGAAATATCTATAGCTAATAATGCTATGAAAAGTATGCTGAGTTTTATAAAGGAGTTTAGTTTAACACCACGTGAAAGAGTTAAACTAAGAGAAATGATGCTACAAAGCAATAATGAGGATGAAGAAATGGAGGATATGATTGTTAAATAAAAGGGGTGAAAGGTTATGCATGAGGATATAAAAGAAATACTAGAACAACATAAAAAAGAACAAATTATGTATAATCTTGATGACCTTATAGATGAATTAAAAAACAAATGGAATGATGATAAATACTTTTATGATGAAGAAGAAGCAAGAAGATTTTATAAATTTATAACTAAGTTGGAACTGGACAAAGGAAAGAAAGGGCAAAAGATTAGTCCATTAAAGTTTCAGTTTAGAATAACAAGCGAAATATTATGTGTTAAAGAACGTGAAACAGGGTTTAGGAAACATAGAGAAGCTTTATTAGATATTAGTCGTAAAAATGGTAAGGGAAGCCTTGTGAGTTGGATAGCTGTATATTTATACTTCACAGACCCTACTTTCGGAGCGGAATATATAATAGTAGCTAATGATAAGAAACAAGCAAGTAACCTGTTTAATACTATGGTGTTAATGATAAAGAAAAATAAAACACTTAAAAAATATGTTAAAATAACTGAAAGTATGCGACAAATGTATAGGAAATCAACTAATTCTTATTTAAGGGTATTGGCTAATGATGGGGCGAATCTTGATAGTTATGCGTCTTACGTTGTTATTCTTGATGAACCGCACGAGTACAAAAATAGTGATGCATACACTAAGTTAAGAACAGGAATGGGACTATGGGATAGTCCTTTATTATTTGCTACCACAACAGCATCAAGCGGACAAGATCCACAGAACTTAGAACTAGAATTGTACAATTATGCAAAGGATATTGAAAAAGGGAAATTTGAGGATGATAAATTCTATTATGCTATATATGAAGCTGATAAAGATTGCGATTTAATGGATATAAAGCAACAAATTAAAGCTAATCCAGCACTAGGAATATTTCGTAAATATGATGATTTAAAAGATTTTATGTTAAAGGCTAGTAGAATAAAGACTTTTGAAGCTAAAGCCAGAAGATTGTATCTAAATCAACATGTTGCCCTAGATGGGGAAAATGCAATTAATATGAGGTTATGGAAAGAATGTTTACAAGATATTGACTTGAACGATTTGAAAGGTGCTATGTGTTGGTGTGGCTTAGATATGGCATACATACAGGACATAATAGCTTATGTACAATGCTTTTATAACGGAAAAGAAGACAAATACATTATATATCCTCATTTATTTACACCTAAAGAAACTCTTATAGATAGAAGTGAAAGAGATAACGTAAGGTATGATACATGGGTTAGAAATAAAGATTTAATAGGTTTGAATGGCACATATGTAGACAATGAAGAATTATTTAATTACATAGATCATATAAATTCTAAATATTCTTTTGATATAGATGAAATTGTATTCGATAGATGGGGAGCAGGAGATATAAGAAGTAGATTAGAAAAACATTATACAGTAGCACCTTTTGGACAAGGTTATAAATCAATGTCTCCTGTTATTAGAGATTTTGAAATTATGTTGTTAGATAAAAGATTAATAATAGCTAATAATCCAGTGTTAACATGGATGGCTAGCAATGTTATAGCAACGGAAGACCCAGCGGGGAATATTAAATATGATAAATCTAAATGTAAAAATAAAATAGATGGGGTTATAGCTATGCTGATGGCTTTAGGCAGAGCGATATTTAATACAAAACAAGCAGTTAAGCTTAATAAGTATGCCAGTGAAGAATATATCAACAGGCTATATGGCGGTGATAAAGATTGAAAAAAATAATACAGTTTTTAATTAAGAATATACCAGAAGTAATGTTTCTTTTAGGTATATTCTTTATTATATTTAGCACTTTTTTAATAAATAAAATAGCTGGAATGTATGTTTTAGGTGCTATTTTAACGGTATTAGGGGTATTGTTCGCCAGACATGAAGGGAGGTGAATAAGTGGGCTTTTTAAATAAAATAGTGAACAATACAACTGTATCTTTACAAAATAAAGAGTTTTTACAGATGTTAGGTATAAATGTAGATGGTATAAACCCTAGTAAAATAGGAGAGATAACATATTTTACTTGCCTAAGGATATTATCTGAAACAATGTCTAAATTGCCTTTAAAAATCTATAAAGAAACTCGAAACGGTAATGAAAAACAAATGCATTATTTGAACGCTATATTGAGATTACAACCCAATCCATATTACAATGCTAATACCTTTTGGAGTTGTGTAGAATTTGCGCGTAACCATTATGGGAACGCTTTTGTATACATAGAAAAAGAAAGAAATGGAAAGGTAAAGTACCTTTGGATACTACCCAATAACTATGTACAAATCTATATAGATACTAAAGGACTATTTGGGCGTGAAAATGCTTTATGGTATGTGTATACAGACCAAAAGACAGCAAAACAATATACAATGAGACAAGATGAGGTTTTACATTTTAAAAGCTGGATCACACAAAACGGAGAAGGTATTGTTGGCTTATCTGTAAGAGATATATTATCAAGTTATATTACAAGAGGGCAATATTCTAATAATTTTTTAAATGAATTAACTAAAAATGGAATGGTTACAGATAAAATAATTATTCAATACACAGGTGATCTAAATACTAAAGCGGAAAATCTATTAGTTGAAAAGCTAGAAAGTTTTAGTAGTAAAAGCGCCGGCAAATTTATACCCTTACCTTTAGGAATGACAGCTAGTAATATAAGTTCTAAATTAACTGATAGCCAATTCTTAGAACTAAATAAGTACAATGCATTACAAATAGCTGGGGCATTTGGTATAAAACCTCAGTTCCTTAACGATTATGATAAGGGCAACTATGCAAATGTAGAACTACAACAGGAAAGTATGTATAAAGATACTTTACTTCCTATACTAAGCCAGTACGAGCAGGAATTAGCAATAAAGCTATTTAATAATAGAGAAAAGCAGGATAACTTTTATTTTAATTTTAATGTAGATGCTATTTTAAGAAGTTCTTTTAAAGCTAGATTAGATGCTTATGCAGTAGCTGTAAACAATTCAATAATGACACCAAATGAGTGTAGAGATAAAGAAAATCTACCAAGAAGAGAGGGTGGCGATGAATTGGTTGGCAATGGTAATTATATGCCAATGAAAATGGCAGGTGTTCAGTGGAAAGGAAGTGAGAACGATCAAAATTAATGTTAAAGGAACTATTATAAGTAATGATGATAAAATGATATACGATTGGTTTGAAATGGATTCTACTTGTCCACGTGACATAGAAGAATCATTAAACAAAGCTAAAAAAAATGAAGAAATAGAAGTTATAATAAATAGTGGTGGTGGGAGTGTGTTCGCGGGTAGCGAAATATATTCCCTATTAAAAGAATATAGAGGAAAAATAACAGGTAAAATAGTTGGATTAGCTGCTAGTGCTACAAGTGTAATAGCTATGGGATGTGATATTTTAAAAATTTCTCCTACAGCACAATTAATGATACATAGAGCCAGTATGATAAGTGCTGGGAATAGTGAGGATTTTGCAAAAGGTGCTGAAGTATTAGAAGGAATAGACAAAAGTATAGCTAATGCTTACATACTTAAAACAGGTCTTAAACAAGATGAATTACTAGACATGATGTCTAAAGAAACATGGCTAGATGCTAAGACAGCCAAAGAAAAAGGTTTTGCAGATGAAATACTATTTGATGAAGATAACAAAATAGTGGCTAGTTTTAACAGTGGAGTGATACCACCACAAATAATTAATAAATTAAGGAATGAGTTTAAAAACAATAAAGAAGAAAAACAAATAAATGAAAAAGAATTAGAAATTGCGAAAGCAAAGTTGAATTTACAGCTTAACCTATAGGCTGTTTTTTATTGCAAAAAATTAAAAGGAGTGTATTTAATGAAATTATCAGATGAATTAAAACAAGAATTAGAACAATTACAGAATGAAGCAAAACAACTAATGAATAAAGATGGAGTTACAGCAGAAGAAATAACAAATAAATCCAAAAATATAGATACATTAAAAGCTAAAATAACAATGCAAGAAAAAATAGAAGAAGAAGAAAGACAAGAAATAGAAGATAAAATAAATGCTGGCATAGCTAAAGAATTAGGAAAGGGTGGGAACATGGAGGAAACAAGAAATAAACAAGAGTTATATAAAGAAGGTTTTTACAATGTTTTAAGAGGTAAGAGAGTTACAGAGGAGCAAGCTACATTATTAAAAGAATTTAATAATGCTTTATCTTCAAATACTGGCGAAGATGGAGGTTACACAATCCCAATAGATCAACAAACAGCTATAAAAGAATTAAAAAGAGAATTCAAGCCCTTAGAAACATTAGTTAATATCGAGCCAGTAACAACACCTAAAGGTAATAGAAACATAGAAAAAGACGCGGAATATACTCCGTTTGCAGAATTTGAAGAAGGGGAAGATGTACCAACTACAGATAGCCCACAATTTGTTAATATATCATATGTAATAAAAGATAGAGGAGGTATTTTGCCAGTACCAAACAACCTTTTAGCTGATAATACTGCTAATTTAGCAAGTTATTTAAATAGATGGTTAGCAAAAAAACAGGTTGCAACTAGAAATAAGTTAATAGTAGACTTACTAGCAACTAAAGCTAAAACAGCTATAGCAAGTGCAGACGATTTAAAAACAATAACTAATGTAACACTAGACCCTGCAATATCTGCCATGAGTGTTGTTGTAACTAATCAAACTGGATTTAACTGGTTAGATACTTTAAAAGACAGTGAAGGTAATTATTTATTACAGAAAGACCCAACAATGCCAACTAAGAAATTACTATTCGGGATACATCCAGTAGAAGTATATTCTAATAAAACATTGAAAAATGATACTACAAGTGGTACAAAAGCACCTATCATAATAGGAGCATTAAAAGAAGCAGTTACATTATTCGATAGGGAAGCTATATCTTTATTATCAACTAATATCGGTGGAGATGCATTTAAGAAAAATAGAACAGATATAAGAGCAATAACAAGAGAAGATGTGAAATTAGTTGATTCAGATACATTTGTGTATGGTCAAGTTACTATAGCTTAGGAGTGATTAAATGAAGGTTAAAGCTATAATAGAATGTACTGGAGAAGGATATAAAGATTTTCATATTGGAGAAATAAGAGATTTATCAAAGCAATTAGCTAATAAGTTAATTGCTTTTTCTTATGTAGAAGAAGTTAAGAAAATTAAAAAAGATGGTGAAAAGTGATGGATTCAATATTAACATTACAAGAAGCTAAAGAATGGTTAAATCTTGATTATGATGAGGATAATTTTACTTTTTTAATGCAAGTTGCTTATGATGCTGTAGTAGATAGCATTGATAATATAGAAGAAAAACTGAAGAGTGCTAAGTTTAAAAGAAAATTAAGGTTATGTGTTCTAAATACATTAGTAAATATGCATGATGATAAAGGCGTTAGTACAGATAAAAAAGAACAATATAAATATATAAATCAAAGTATGATGTTGCAATTACAATACGGAACTTATTCAGAAACAGACACTTAGAGGTGAATATATGTTAATAACTAATCAGCTTAACCAAAGAGCAGAATTATGGGGTATGATAGAATTTAAAAATGAACTTGAAGAAACTGACATAAAAGAAGATAGGATAAAAGACTTAGTGTATTGTAATATATTACCTCAATCGGTTGTCAAGACCTCAACACCTGTTAGCGAGGGTTATGAATATACACATAGGTTTAAAGTAAGATTAAAGAGTATAGAAAATCCAAAATTAGATATGTTTTTTATATTTAAAGAGCAAAAATTTT